GCCCACTGCGATCGTGACGGAGCTGGTTGCCTACGAGGTGCGACCGAACTCCAAGGGAGTCATGGTGGCCACGCGTGTCGGCATGGCGCCGACGGGCACGCTCTGCACGGCAGAGACTCGCGAGGCTGCTGGTGTGGTTTACAGCCGCATCGACGCGGCGAGCGTGGATCTCATCAATTGGCCGGCAAGCGCCGTCAAACCCGCCGAGCTATTCGCCCGCTGCGGCTGAGGAAGTGCTGCATCTACTGCGCACACCAGTTGACGGGGAAGGGGCCTGTTTGTGCGCCGTGCAAGCGAGTCTCGAAGCCGCGCGGTGAGCGCTCCGTGATGTACGTGGAGACGTACTTCGGTAGCTGGAAAGTCTGAATGGCCGTAACTCGCACCGGGACGGCGTCGCAAGTTGATGGTAGCGCCGGGAACGGCAGCACATCAGTCACGGTGCCAGCGGATTGCACGGTTATCGTCGCGTTCTGGGCGCACTTTGACGGCAATAACAATACAACGCTCAGTGGACTTACGCTCAACGGCGCAAGTTTCACAACCCAGGCCGAGCTAGCAGAAGGCGCGACCACCGACGAGTCTGGGGTGGGCGTTGCTGTCCTTGCTAATCCCGCGACGGGATCGCAAACGCTTGCATGGACTTGGTCCGCCGGTGGAGCCCGAAGCGAAGGCGGGGAGATCGTCCTCGTTTACGTCACGGGCGCAGATACCGTTTCGCCTGCGCATAACGCGGCGGTAGATGCCCGAATTGGCAGCACCGCACCGTCTGTCACGGTGGATTCCACGACGACAGACCTTGTGCTCGGGTTCGTGCAAAGCTTCTCAGGAAGTCCGCCGCTACTTACTGGCACTGTCTTCATCAACAACGGCACCGTCAATTCCGAGGTGTATGACGTTGCACAGGAAGTAGCTGGGGCCGCCTCGACGACCTTCAACGTGACCAATGTTGATTATGCGTCGATGGCCGCGATTTCTATCAGGGTCGCTAGTGGAGATGTCAGTGTCGGCTTGACAGGGTCGGCTCTGTCGAGCACTGCAGGCGCTCTTGGGCCGGCTGCAAGCAAGGCTGTGAGCGGCTTTGCACTGACCGGTGCGCAGGGCGCTCTCGATCCAGCATTGTCCAAAGGGCTGACCGGATCGGCACTTTCGAGTTTGGCTGGAACCCTCATTCCGAGCTTCTCGCTGGCGCTCACTGGCCAAGCCCTTGCGATTGTACAAGGCAGTGTTTCTGCGGGTGGCGATCTCACACTTTCTCTCACTGGGCAGGCGCTGACGCTTTCCAGCGGTACGCTATCACCAGCCACTGCTGGCGCCTTGGTGGGTTCGGCACTCGCAGCGGCGGCTGGCACTGCAGGTCCGGCAACGAGTAAGGCGCTGTCGGGAAGCTCGGCGACGATGACCACTGGCACCATCGCGCCGGCCCTCAGTCGCGCACTCAACGGCAATCTGCTCACGACAGGGCAAGGAGCAGTAAGTGCTCCGGGCAATGTCACGCTCGCTCTTGGTGGGCAGGCGATGAGCGCGGCGCAGGGTTCATTCGGGCCGGCATTGAGCAAGGGGCTGACAGGAAGCAGCGCGGCCACGGTCGCTGGGTCGGTTGTCGCAGCTCCGTCAAAGGCGCTTACCGGACAGCAACTCGCTGCTGACGCAGGCGCATTCGGCGTCACTTTCAGTGCCGGGCTGACAGGCAGCCTCGCAAGCATGACGCAGGGAACGGTGTTCTCTGCATCCAGCGGAATCGTTACCGATCTGCGGGTGACCTTTGTCGCAGTGGGCGAGCAGACCACATTTGTCGCTCGCCCCGAGCCGGCTTTCTTCACGGCGAAGAAGATCCTTCACTAGAGGACGATCGTGGATTCGAGCAACCAACTGATTTACACGAAAGATGGCCTTGTGCCGCTTTCCGACCTGCAAGTGGTGGATGTCGTGGAGTGGCACGACAACGCCCGTGTCACAGCGACCGAATGGCGCCGCAATGGCGAGCTCGTGCGACGTGACGTGAACGTGAACCTCCTGCGCGGCCTGTCGATGGACGGCCAGCAGGCGAAGCTCTAGGAGAAACTACCTTGGCCAACACGCAAGCCATCTGCAACTCGTTCAAGACAGAGTTGCTCAACGGTCACCACGCATTCGGGACCACTGTCACCCGTGGCGCCACGACGGCAGACAGCTTCAAGGCTGCTCTCTTCCTGGCTAGTGCAACGATCAACAAGTCCACGACGGCCTATAGCTCTACTGGCGAGGTCACCGGTACGAACTACACCGCGGGCGGTGTGGCCGTTACGAATGCCAACGCCCCCACCAATGCGTCCGACGTGAGTTATTGGACACCGAGCGCATCGTTCGCCTGGACCACAGTGACTCTGTCGACGGCCTTTGACTGTGTGCTGCTCTACAACTCGACGCAGTCCAACAAGTCCGTGGCTGCCTTCACATTCGGCAGCCAGACCGTCACGGCGGGTAATTTCACGTTGACCATGCCGACGAACGACCAGACAACCGGCCTGCTGCGACTGAGCTAAGGGGTTCCAATGTCACTCGGGTACTGGGAAACGCTGCTGAGTTCGCAGGCTGATGGCACAGCGGTAACTGCCGCGTCACGCTCGAGCATGACGGCGGGTACGACGCAGGCCCGATTCACGCTGCCCGCTGGCAAGGTGAAGAACATCGGCGACCAGTTCCGTCTGATTGCGGGCGGACGCATTTCAAACGTGGTGACGACGCCGGGCACGGCACGATTCGACATCGGCTTCGGTTCGAGCGTGGTGTTCGATACTCAGGCAATGCCGCTGAACACCACCGCAAAAACGAACGTGGGCTGGTGGCTTGAGGCGTTGGGCACCGTGCGCGCAGTGGGCACGTCGGCGAGCATCATGTGGCAGGGACGTTTCCAGTCGGAGTCTGTGATTGCGAGCGCCGCCGCGGCATCGGGTGGCTCTGGCTCGTTCGTCGTGCCATACAACACGGCTCCTGCCGTTGGCGCGACATTCGATTCGACCGTGACGCAGCTCATCGATTTCTTTTTTACGCAGACGGTTGCCACAGGAAGCGCGACTCTTCACCAGTTGAATCTGTCGTTCTGCACGGCGACGGGCTACTAGGTGCTCAGGTCGCTTCAGAAAAGTCCCGTCAGGGGGCCGATCAGGCTGAAGCGGCCTCCATCGGGAGTGGATGCGCCTGCTTTGGCTGCCACGCGAACCCGGAATATGACGACCACGTCCCGCGAGATCCGACTTGCTCAGAAACCGCGGTGAGCTATGAGCGATTTCCGGTTACCGGACGCCATCAAGGATCCAGGAACTGATCTGAAGGTGTCGCTCGAGTTCTTCGGAGACTGCGCCAACTTCTGGCGTGCTAACGAAGAGTGCTCCCTGAACGAACACGTCCGTCCAACGCGGGGGACGGGTTTTGCGTACAAGGCAACTGTCGCCGGACTTTCAGGTTCTCGTGAACCCGTCTGGCCGAAGACACTCGATGCGACGGTCACAGATGGCTCGATAACGTGGACGTGCGTCGCTGCGGGCACGAATGGGCTTGCGCCGATCACCAGCCCATCCGCCACATCGGACCCGACTGGTCTGACGATCAGTGCCGTAGCGGTGGAGGAATCGACCAAGATCCTTGCCACCTATCAGGGTGGGTCACTCGGACAGGACTACGAGGCGGTTTTCACCTTCACGCTGAACGGTGCACGTGTGGCCCGACAGAGAGTGCTGGTCAGAAAGCGATGATTCAGATCAAGCCGGACATGCGCTTGGCGCAGGAGTACCTGAACCGGCTCGAGAAGCGTGATCTGCCACGGGTGGTGGGTCGATCGTTGGATCGAACAGGCAAGAGTGTGCAATCGCTATTCTCGCGCCGGCTCCGAGAGCGCATCGCTCTGAAGAAAGCCGTCGTCGACGCCTCGCTCAAAACCCGTAGGTCAGGCGAGATTCAGAATCTCACAGCCTTATCTCTCGGGCGCGCGTGGGTAGAGCTCCGCGTGAATGGCAAGCCCATTCCTCTGCGGGAGTTCACTGCAAGGCAGACCTCCAAGGGCGTGACATTCAAGGTCGCCAAGAAAGGCGGCCGCAAACGCTACCTCGCCTTGGGCCAGCCGGCGTTCATCGTCGCGAGCATGGGCGGAAACGTCTTCGTGCGAAAAGGCCCTGAGCCACCTGGGCCGCAGACTATCGGCATTCGAAAGGTCTACGGGCCTTCGCTGCCGCAGTTCCTGCTGAGCAAGAAAGAGCAGCGCGAACTCATCGCGCACGCGGCCAAAGTCTGGCCGCAAGAGATCGAACGCAATGCGCGCTTCGCCCTTCGTCGGCGTGGCGCTCTCTAGGAGCATCCATGACTATTGGCCTGGCAAACGTCCGCCTGCAACTGAACGTGCAGGAGTCGGTCTCCGCCGCCCTGCGCACAGGAAATCTCGAGACCAAGGTCAACAAGCTATTCCAGCTCGTCGATGGCTCTGGCTCAGGACAGGTGAACAAGCAGTACGCAGACAGCGTGAGCGTCTCGCAGAGCACGAACACGGACATCGACCTCTCTGGGTCACTTTCTCAGGCGTTCGGCGCAGTGGTGTTCACCGCAGTGAAGGCGCTCCTGATCGTTGCGGGCGACTCAAACCCGGGCAATCTGACAGTGTTCGGTGGCACCAACCCCTTCTTGGGTCCGTTGAGCGGGACTACGCCCGCAGTCGTATTGGCCGCGGGTCAGGCGTTGCTCTTCACCAAGACCGACGCGACAGGATGGGCTGTCACGAATGCCACCAATGACACGTTGAGGGTGGCCAGCGCGGCGACGTCGGGCACGTACACATACGACATCGTGGTGCTGGGAATCGGGTGATTACCAGTCAGACGGCGGTTTTTGAATGCACTCAGCAATAGCAGCCGATTCTTTCTGCAGTTCGTCTGCAGCGCGTTTGGCAATCGGCGTCTTGGGGTGCAGCGGCTTGAACCCGACGTTGTGGGATATGCCAGTGTTCTCACTCGCCCCCTGGATCGCCGTGTGGGTCAGACGAAACCGGCCGTCTTTCGATTCCAGTGTAAGGGTGGACTGCACTACTGAGTCCAGCGCCCACATCTTGAAGCGCAACCGGTTGTTCGCAACGACGACACCCGACTCGGGTGCTGACGTGACAATGACGTTCCCACCTGTGACCTGCTGTGCCTTGCCCGCAGGCGCGAGGGGGTTGTCCAGGGCAGCTCCCAGCATGCTGGTGCTGTTGGTGGCATCACGCAGGGATACCCCGTCGAAGCGTACTAGGCGCGCAATGCAAAGCTCTCCACGCTTTGCGATCTCGACCTGGGTACCAGTAGTGGGGAAGACTGGGCTCTCCACGGGCTGCATGTCCTCAGCGGCTAATGCACTGGATGTGACCAGTAAGGCCAGCAGAGCGGCTCGCATGACGTCCTCCGCGATGATGTGCAGGGATCATCGTCGATCACGGTGCCGTGCGCCATCGACCATGCACGGTCGCGGTGCGGTGTCGGAAAACTTTCCACGGGTCCTCCCCAGCCGTCCAACGCGGGTGCCATTGGCTGCGCAGGAATCTGCTAGCTCCAGGGCCCTATAGCTTCCTTCCTTGGACGTCCAAGCACTCAGCCAAAAGGCTGCAGCAACCCTGCTGAACACAACGCCCCGGTCATTGAGGGACTGGGAAGCCGCAGGGGAGGGTGTGCCCCGCAATGTCGATGGCACATACCCTGGTGCTCAACTGGTCGCTTGGTACGTCGACCGGTGTTCCGGCGAGAAGCTGGACGCGAATCGCGAGCGAGCGCGGAAGGATGCCGAGGCAGCAGACAAGCTGGCCCTAGAGAACGCCGTTACCCGCAGCGAGCTCGGGCGCCTGTCGGAGATGGAGGAGTGGTTCGGCGGTCACGTGGAGCGCGCACGCGCGAGGTTGATTCAGATCCCAGATGCAGTTGGACAGTTCTGCGACCCGAGAAACGCCGCCATCGTCGTCACTGAAGTCAGGCGCCTCATCTACGAGGCGTGCGCAGAGCTTGCCTCCGACGGCGCCTCGGTTGGCGCCCAAGATCATTCAGCGGTGGACGCCGCCACCAACCCTAACGGTGAGCCAGTGGGCGGACCGGTACCGAAGGCTGTCGAGCGAAAGCAGCGCCGAGCCAGGACAGTGGCGAACTGAGAGGGCACCGTATCTTCGGGACATGATGGACGCTACATGCGACCCACGAGTCCAAGTGGTTGCCGTCATGAAGTCAGCCCAGATCGGCTGGACTGAAGCGCTGAACAACACGATCGGGTTCCATGTCCACCAAGACCCGGCCCCAGTCATGTTGCTGCAGCCCACGCTTGATATTGCGGAGGCGTGGAGTAAGGACCGATTCGCTCCGATGGTCCGCGATACGCCGGTTCTCGAGGAGCGCATAGCCGATCCCAGGGCGCGCGACTCAGGCAACACGCTTCTGCACAAGAAGTTCACCGGCGGGCATCTGACGATTGCCGGCGCGAACTCACCGGCTGGACTGAGGTCCAGGCCGATACGGATTCTTCTCTGCGATGAGGTCGACGCCTATCCGCGCAGCGCCGGAACCGAGGGAGACCCGATCAATCTCGCGCGCCGCCGCACGTCGAACTTTCGGAATCGAAAGATCTTGATGGGTTCGACACCGACGGTGAAGGGAGCCTCGCGCATTGAGGCAGCCTTCGAAGTGTCGGACAAGCGGTACTACTTCGTTCCGTGCCCGCACTGTACGGAGTTTCAGAGGCTCATCTGGGCGCAGGTGAAGTGGGAACCTGGGAAACCGCAGGAGGCATTCTATGTGTGCGCTCATTGTGGGGCCGCGCTGACAGATGCGGACAAGCCGGAGATGCTCCGGCGGGGAGAGTGGCGGGACACCGCACCGTTTAACGGAACGGCCGGCTTCCACATTTCCGAGATTTACTCGCCATGGACGACTTGGGGAGAAATGGCCTCCGCGCATGTTGAGGCGAAGAAATTTCCCGAGACCCTACAGACATGGGTAAACGCCGCCCTCGGCGAAACTTGGGAGCAGGGCTCAACGATTGAGCCGGGCTCGCTGTTGGAGCGCCGAGAGCAATACGGACCAGATTCAATTCCGAGCGAAGTGCTTCTGCTCACTGTCGGCGGGGACGTTCAGGATGATCGCGTGGAGCTCCAGTTGCTCGGCTGGGGCGCTGACGAAGAGAACTGGATTCTCGAGCAGAAGGTGTTCCGCGGCGACCCAGGTAAGGCAGATCTGTGGTCGGAAGTCGACGAGTATCTGCTGCGCCGTTTCACGACAGAAGACGGACGATTGCTGCTCATTGAGGCGGCAGCTCTCGACTCCGGTGGGCATTACACCCAAACCGTTTACCAGTTTGTGGTGTCTCGAAAGCAGCGACGCGTCTGGGCGATCAAGGGAATGGCCGGCACCGGCAAGTTGGCTTGGCCAAAGAAGGCCAGCCGCACGGCTAAATCCAGAGCAAAGGTTTTCGTCCTCGGGGTGGACACCATCAAATCGACGCTCTATGGGCGAATCGCCAAGGTGGCGGAGCCAGGTCCTGGGTACATCCATTTTCCGACATCGCTAGGGGAAGAGTTTTTCAAAGGGCTCACGAGCGAGAAGTGTCTGACGAAGTACCTACGAGGCAGGCCTTCCCCAGTATGGGTGCCGCGTAGTGCTGGCATCCCACAGGAACCGCAGGACTGCTGGGTGTATGGGTATGCAGCGATGTTGGGCCGTGGCGGGCCGGAACACCTGGCGCGTTTGGCAAAGCGCCCGGTATCTCGAGCCCCCCTTACCAGAGTGGATATGCAGAATGAGCCGGAACGTGACGCGGCTGCCCCTGCTGCAGTCACGCCCCCTGCGGTGAGATTTCCAAAGCGCCCCAGCGCGTTTAGAAGAGGCTGGTTCAACCGATGAGTATCACTCTCGCAGATGCTCAGAGCATCCTAAAGAAATTGATTGATGCCCAAGCCTGTGATCCGGTCGGAGCGCTCGGCAGCGTAACGGTAGGGGGCCATACGGTGACGTACAAGGGCGCCGACGACCTCATCAAGATGATCAACTACTGGTCGCGTGTGGCAGCAAATCTGCAACGTGCAGCCGCTGGCGTGTCGAGGACCAGCTTCGTGCTGCCTAATTTTAGCGGGCGCTCTCGATGAGCTGGTTCGAGCGGTATGTCGTAGCGCCTCTCGCGCCACGCGCCGCATTGAAGCGCATGGCCGCGATGCGCGGCGTGCGAGCGTTCTATGAGGCGGCGGAGCCGTCTCGGTACCGCAAGACGCGCAGTGATCGCCGTAGCGCGAATGCCCAGAACGAACGCGCGGCCCAGCCGCTGCGCTCTCAGGCGAGGCATCTCGACGAAAACTTCGATATCGCATCCGGCATTCTGGATGTGCTGATCGCTAACACCATCGGAACTGGGATTCAACCCGAGCCTCAGGTGATGCTGAAATCCGGTGAGCCTGCGGAAGACGTTAACCGCGCGCTTATGAAGCTCTATGACGACTGGCGTTTTCGCCCAGAAGTTACGTGGCAGCATGACATTGGCGCGTCCCAGCGCCTTGTTGCGCGCTCCTGGTTGCGCG